CAAGGCTGAGATCGCAGCGCTCAAGGCGGCTGTTCCGACCGCAGAGGCTACCCCGCAGGAAGTAGAAACGGCGGTTGCTGCTGCCGACGCCGAGGCGGGCGCTGCCAATGATCGTTTCGATGACATGGCCGACGCGGACCTGAAAGCCTTCATCAAGGAAAAGACCGGCGCTGCCCCGCGTGGGACGCCCAGCCGTGACTTCCTCCTGAACGCTGCCCGTGAACTGGACGCCGCATAAAATGACGGTTCTCCAAGTCGTTCAGGATGCATCGCTGCGGATCGGGATTGAACGCCCGACTGTGCTTTTCGCAAGCACGGATCGCACCATGTTTGAAGTGCAGGAGGCTATCAACGCCGCCGCCCAGCAAATCCTTGACGACTACGATTGGCAGGCCCTGACCAAGACGGCCACCATTACAGGGGACGCGGTGACAACTGCGTTTCCTCTGCCTGATGATTACTACCGCATGACCCGCAAAACGGAGATGTGGAGCAGCGCTGGCCCCGGTTGGCGTCTGGAAGGCGTCACCCCTGAGGATTTTCTGGCGCTTGATGCCTCAACGCTCAATGTCTGGCTCGGCTATTGGGCCATTTTCGGCAATGCGATGAATATCGAGCCAGTTCGCCCAATTGGTGAGACCGCAAAATACCTCTACATCAACAAGAACTGCGTCACCCCTGCCGCTGGTGCGGCCAAGGCCGAGTTTACGGCAGATGACGACACGTTTGTGCTGAATGAGCGCCTTCTGAAACTCTGCTTCATAGCCAAGTGGAAGCAGGCAAAAGGTTTCGATTACGCCGCCGATCAGAATGATTACGAGATCGCTCTGAATTACGCCATGGCGAGGGACAAGGGAACCCGGATCATTCGGAGCGGCACAGGACTTCGTGGCCCTGGTATCGGCGTGGCGTGGCCTTGGGAGCTTGGCTGATGCGTTCTCGTCTTGAGATGGCTTCACAGCGCCGTCAGCAGCCCCCTAGCGCCAACGTGGCCCTCGCTGCGCCAACTGGCGGCTGGGTATCGGCTAACAACTTGGCAGAAGCCCCGCCCAAGACAGCGGCTGTGCTGGAAAACTGGTATCCGACCTCCACCGGGATCAAGATGCGCTCCGGTTCGCTACGTCATGCGACGGTTTCGGAGAGCGGTGAACCGTGCGAAAGCCTCATGGCCTATATTGGTCTGGCTGTGCGGGAAATGTTCGCCGGGTGTGATGGCAATATCTTTGACCTGACCACAGTTGCCGATCCTGACGTTGAGCCAACGCCTGTCGTGACGGGTCAGCAGAGCAATTACTACGCCCATGTGAACTTCGCCAATTCGGGCGGCAACTGGATGCCCGTAGCGAACGGCACCGACCCGATGCTTGTCTATGACGGTGATGACTTCTGGCCGCTCAATAGCACGATATACACGCTGGACTATGACGCGGAGGTTGCGCCCTTCACGGTTGGCGAGACGGTCACAGGCGGCACTTCCGGGGCAACTGGCGTTATTCTCAAGGTTGTCGATAACGGGACGGACGGAACGCTATACATCAACACCCTGACCGGAAATTTCCAGAACAACGAAGCCATTACGGACGGGGCAGGCGGTGACGCTGATGCAGATGGAACGGAAGTTGTCTTTCTCCCGGCCATTTCCGGTGTGGACGCTTCGACCATCGATCATGTCAACGTCTATCGTAACCGGCTTTGGCTGACGAATAAGACGACAACGGCCTATGCACTGGCGATTGATGCCATTTCCGGGGCTGTGTCGCAGACCGTGGAGCTTGCCGGTGTGTTCCGGCGCGGCGGGTATATCCTCTTTACCGCCACATGGTCTCTGGACGCTGGCGACGGCCTTGACGACAAGATCGTGTTTGCCTCGACCGAGGGGGAAGTTGCGGTCTATCAGGGCGACCCTGCCGACACAGACACATGGAGCCTTGTGGGGCTTTATGACTGTGCGCCTCCGATGGGTAAGAATGCCTTTGAAAAGGTTGCGGGCGATCTGCTGATAGACACCGAGATTGGGCTTATCCCGATTTCACAGATTACCACGAAAGACCCGGCTGCACTGGCCCTTGCTGCGGTGTCGCGCAATATCCAGCCCGATTGGCTGAAAGAAGCCCGCGAGCGCCGCTCCCTACCTTGGGAAATCGTCAAGTGGACCTCGCGCAATATTGCCTATGTCACCTGCCCAATGACGGCAGAGGAAAACGTAACCCCGCCGATCTGCTTTGCGGTCAACCTCGAAACCGGGGCTTGGTGCAAGGTCACTGGATGGCCGACGCGCTGCATGATCCTGCACAATGATCGGGTCTATTTCGGGACCGGCGACGGCAGGGTATTGCAGGCCGATATAACCGGCTCAGATGACGGCGAAATCATCTATTACAGCTATGTGGGCCAGCCCGATCATTTGGGCGCTCCTGGCGTCTATAAGACGGTTTCTCAGGCGCGAGCCATTTTCCGCACCCTTGGCGAGTTCAACCCGATTGTTTCGGTAACGACTGACTACACGGTCACGCTTCCGACCTTCCCAAGCGCCGGAAGCCCGATTGCTCCTAGCCTTTGGGATGTTGGCTTGTGGGATCAGGCACAATGGGACGCTGGGGTGGAATACTACACCGTCCAGACCCGCTTTGTTTCGGTCGGACGCTCTGGCTTTGTCCATGCCCCGGTTATTCTCGTGACTTCCGGGTCTGAGGCAGCGCCGTCTGCGGAATTGGTGACAATCGATATGGTTTATCAGTCCGCTGCGCTGGTGATCTAGTGGATCTGGTTTACGACAATGCGGGCGTTTCCGCATGGGTGGCCTCTCACATTCCCGGTTGTAACCGTGGGTTTGAGCGCGCAACGGCGATTGGTGTTGCCAAGGATGGACAACTGATCGGTGGGACAGTGTTTCACAACTGGTCACCGGAAGCCGGTGTCATCGAAATGTCCAGTGCCAGCACCAGCCCTCACTGGCTGACCAAGGACATGCTTAGGGCAATCTTCGGTTACGTGTTTGACCAGCTTGAATGCCAGCTTGTCGTGATGCGCGTCTCTGAACGCAATACCCGCATGGTCCGTATTGCCGAAAAGTTCGGCTTTGACGGGGTGCTTATCCCTCGACTTCGCGGTCGGGATGAAAACGAATTCATTTTCACGCTCACAGAAGAAAAGTGGCGTCAGCATCCGCTGGCTAAACATCAGCCCAAATCTTGCGGCGCTTGATGTCCGATATTGTCGCTTTGTGAACGCCATACCGCTCAGATAACTCTATGCCCGTCGCCCCACCGGATAGTTCTGCCCGGATTTTGATGACAATCTCTGGGGTGAGCTTTGTGTTTGGTTTCTTGTTTCTTTGTGCGGCTACTCTCAGGTCGTCCAGAGAAGGCGATCCATCCTTGCCCAGCAAGTGACGCCAAGAACGTCCGAGAGTGAAGTCATTCACTGATTGCAGTGACACACCATACTTCGCGGCGATTTCGGCGCGGGACATCCCAGAGATATAATCTCTGCGAAGGCTCGTCACTAGCGCATCAGTCATGAAGGCATTGGGGTTTTCGCTGCCCTTCATCGGGGAATTGTTTCGCCTACCCCGACTATCCATGTCCGATACGTTTTCTTTGTAAGAGCCAACCCTAAGGTGCGCGGGGTTAACGCAAGCCGGGTTGTCGCAAGAATGCAGAATTAGACCACCCTTCGGTATCCTTCCTTTGGCATCTTCGTATGAGAGGCGATGGGCAAGACGCTTTCCAACATAAGAGTTAACGGAAAACATCCCGTACCCTTTGTTGTTTTTATTCGCTCGCCAGACCCAGCAATCGTCTGGACCACCCACAGAAACCTTCGACCAAAACCGTTCATTTAGCATAGATGCAGACTATCTGGTTTCCCAGATATAAGCAAGAGGCAGGTGTATTATTGGCAAGCCGTCCGCTCCCCAAGCCCCCGATCCCGTAGCCACAGCCAATGCGCAGACCGCCTCCAATCGTGAGACGGCTATTGCGCAGGCTGGTTTGAATGCGGTCAACCAGGTTACGCCTCTCGGCAATCTGTCCTACACGCAAAACGGCACTTGGTCCGATGGTACGCCTAAATTCACGGCGACACAGACCTATTCGCCCGAAATGCAGGGCGTGTTCCAGAGTGGCATCAAGACCCAGCAGAACCTTGCCAATCTGGCGCAAGAGCAGTCTGGACGCCTTAGCGGCATGTTGTCCGAGCCGTTCTCACTCGACAATGACGCGGTAGAGGGGCGGCTGATGGATCTGGGCCGGTCGCGGCTTGATCCATTGCTTGCCGAGCGCAGGGAACAGGCAGAGGCAAGCCTTGCGGCAAGGGGCATCAAGGGCGGCGATGCTTACGACCGCGCCATTCGCAACGTCAACAACGCCGAAAACGACGCCTATACCCAATTGCTGCTTGGCGGTCGCGCGCAGGCCATCAACGAACTGATGACCGAACGGTCGCAGCCTCTCAATGAAATCCTGGCACTGGCGGGTCAGGGGCAGGTGCAACAGCCGAGCTTTGTGCCGACCTCACAGACGCCGGTTGCCGGAACGGATATTGCTGGCCTGACACAGCAAAACTACGCCAACCAGATGAATGCCTATAACCAACAGCAGCAGGGCTTTAATTCCATGCTTGGGGGCCTCTTTAGCGCGGGGGCGTCCTTGATCCCTCTGTCTGATATTCGCGCCAAAACGGACATTAAGCGCATCGGCACTGCCGACAATGGGCTTGGGGTGTATCTCTACCGGCTGAGAGGGCAGACCCACTACCAGATCGGGTTCCTTGCCCAAGAGGTGGCGGAAACCCATCCAGACGCTGTGACGCTTGCCGGTGACGGCTTCCTTCATGTCGATTACGAAAAGGCGGTTGCATAATGGCTGACTTTTTCTGGGGTCAGGGTGGCGAGAAAGTCACCCCGCAAATGGCCGCACGGCAGCGCCAGATGGCCGACGCGCTCATGGGGCAGAATAGCGGCGTTGCTGACAATGGTTGGGAAGGTCTGGCACAGGTTGCCCGCGCCTTCACTGGTACGCAGCTCAACAATAGGGCGGCGGAGGCCGAGCGCATTGGGCAGGAAGAAGCGGCGGCGCTGTTCGGGCAACTAGACCCGACCTCTGATCTTTCCTCGCTCATGACGGCGGCGCAAAACCCTTGGGCCAGCGACACGCAGCTTGCCATTGCGGAAATGCTTATGCAACAGGAGTTGCAGGAGATGGACCCGCTGCGCCAGCTTCAAATTCAGGCGGCACAGCAGGGCGTTGACTTGGGCGCTATCGAGCTTGACCAGGCGCGCAATCCCGCAGCTCCTATGCCAGAATACGCCTTCGAGGGCGGGCAGTGGTGGCAGCAGAACCCGGATGGCTCCGTTCCGTTTGCCGTAACTGATCCGGTCCTAGACCCCACAACGGGCATGCAGGACTATGACGCATACGCAGCAGATGAGATTGCGGCTGGCCGTCAGCCATTGGGCCGACTGGAATATGAGCAGGCGGTTCGCAGTTCTGGCGCTACCCGCGTCAACAACAACATTGCCCCGAATGGGCAGAGTTTTGCACCCCCGCCGTTTGGACAGGACTATCGACGCAATCCTGATGGCACGGTTGCAATCGATCCTGTCACCGGCATGCCCGAAATTGTCACTATCCCCAACGGCCCACAGGCCCTTGAGGCTGATGCAGCAGCGGCACAGCAGGCACTTGGGAATGACCAAGACGCCATGTATGCGGACATTGTTTCCGAGGATATTGGGCGCGCTCTGGAACTTCTGGAGAGCGACCCGACCTTCACGACCGGCGTGTTCGGTCAGCTACTTGGCAATTTGCGCGGCTCGAATGCCGACCGGCTTGACCAGTTCTTGAACACAGTTCGCTCCAACGTGGCCTTTGACCGGCTCCAGGCTATGCGCGAAGCGTCCCCGACTGGTGGCGCTCTGGGCAGTGTGACCGAGCGCGAACTAGCGTTGCTGGAAAGCACCATCGGCTCGCTTGAGCGCAGTTCGCCAGAAGACCTGACCTACAATCTCAAGCGTGTTCAGGAAATCTATGACCGCGTGATGGAGAAGGCGGCGGCATACCCCAATGCTGCGCAGTTCGGCTTTGGCGGTGCTCGCAATCAGTCAACGGTTGACGCGAACGATATTGACGCCCTTCTGGAGCTTTATCAGTAATGGCAACACTCGCGGAACTTGAGGCGGCGCTGCGTAAGGCGCATGCGGCTGGAAATGCCGATCATGCCCGCGCTTTCGCTGCTGCCATTCGCCAGATGCGCTCCCAAGCCAATGCAGGCGGCGTCACCCGCTCACCTCAGGAATGGGCTGACGCTGAAAATCTGCCCATCCCCGGCACCGAATGGAACACGCCGGAACAGCCTGCACGGTTCCAGTCTCCCATTCCTGGCGGCGACTTCATGAATGAGGCGGCACGGACGTTCGCTGAGAACATTCCGATTGTCGGGCCACTGGTGGACAGAGGCGCACAGGCGGCGGGTTCGCAGCTTGCATCCATGATCCCCGGTGTGGACATGACGCCAGACCAATTGCAGCAGCAGCGTGACGTTCTCCGCGCAAGGGACGCAGCCGATCAGCCTATTGCCAACGCGGCGGGCACTGTGACTGGAACGGTTGGGCCTCTCATGTCTCTGGGCACCACCAAGCTCGGCCAGCAGGCTTTGGGCATGGTCGGGCCGTGGTTTCAGCGTATGGCCGCTGGTGCGCTCTCTGGCGGCACAATCGCGGCTGCGGACGCGGCGGCAAGAGGTGAAAGCACGAATGACGAAGTGGCGGGACAATTCGGCCTTGGCTTCGGCCTTGGCGCTGCGTTCCCGCTGGCAGAACGAACCTTTGGCGCTGTCGCCCGCGCTTTGTTCGCTTCGGATGCTGATAGGGCTGCATCAACTCTGGCAACCGGTCTGGAACGTGACGGCGTTGATCCTCGCGCCCTAGAACAGATGATGCGCGGTCCAGATGGCAAGATCATCGATGCTGGCAACAATGTTGCACGGCAGGGCGCGGGCATTGCCACGCTTCCCGGCGAAGGTCAGACGATCCTCCGCGAAGGTATGGTTGAACGCAATCTCGGCACGAATGCGCGCATCCAGAGCGATGCTGATGCTATTCTTGGCCCTGCGCCAATCCCGTCTCGCGTTAGGGCCGAAATCGATGCGAACCGCAAGGCTCTATCGCCCTATTACGATCAGGCGCTAGAGAACGCTTCGGCGGTCGAAACCGACAATATTGCTCTGACGCTCGACAGCATGATCGTGAATGAGCGCGGCGCTGCCCAAGCGGAAGCCCGCAAGATCAGGGAAATGCTCAATGTCACCGGAACTGACCAGCTTGACCCGAACCCGCGAACGCTTCTGAATACCCGCCACGCCATTGACGGCATTCTCTACACGGACGGCGCGCTTGCCCCTCTGGACAGCAACGTGAAGCGAGTGCTGCAAACCGCTCGTCGCCAGATCGATGAAGAATTGGCGGCTAAGGTTCCGGGGATTAAGGAAGTGGACGCCCGTTACAGCGAACTAGCAAGCCAAGCCAAGGGCGTTGAGACTGGCGGCACTGTTCTTGATGGTGGCCGTAATACGGTTATTCGCCCTGCCGAAATGGTTGATGCGCTTACCGAAGGCGCGGCCATCATTGGTCCATCCGGCGTTCCGTTCCGCATTTCGCAGGGCACCAGGGCTGAGATTGATCGACTGATCGGCACAACTGGCAATGATGTGAACGCGCTCAAGACGGCATTGAAGGGTGACGGGTCTTGGAACCGCGATAAGCTGGCGCAACTCTACGGGCAGGACAAAGCCGACCAGTTGATTGACCTTCTCGACCGCGAACAGGCTTACCAGCGTTCCTATAACACGGTCATGTCTGGCAGTGACACCGCAGCAAAGCTGGCAGGTCAGCGCGACGTTGCCCCGGCTCAGTTTGGCGAACGTCCGATTGGCGTAATGGACCTGCTTTTTGCTGTTCCGCAGAAGGTGGCGAACACGGCGGCACGTACCCGCTCCGAAGCGGTCAATGCGCAGATTGCCGAAATGCTGATGAGCAACCCGACGCCTGAAATCGTGGATAGGCTGATTGCCGCCCGCGCTGCCAACGTTGGCAGGGTTGGCTCCGCGCCGGTCCCGCTACTGGTCAATCAATAGACTTGAGGGACAGGGTGATTAGGCATCCTGCGGCGAAACAGGCCAGCCCTGTAGCAACCGCCGACATGCTACCGCTTCCGGGCGCTATCGCTGACATAGCTCCAAACGCAAGGCCGACAACACCTAGCCACCTGCAAAGCGGCTTGTTCACCCGATAGGCCCATGAGCCGTCTGGCTTCTGGTAGCGGTAATCACCGGGGTCTTGATCAATCTGCTTCATAGGCAAGGATAGGCGTCCAGAAGCGCCATTAACATTGTCCCGGCTGCGTCCTGATCGTGCATCTGTGGATGCGCGTCTAGCCATTCCAGCATGAGCGCGCCGCCATCTTGTGGGCGAAATTCAGAGGCGCAGAAATTGCCTAAAGCGCTGTCAACCTTGTTCGAGAGCATCAAGCTCTGCGCCAATCCGGTTGTGTAACCAACGCAGAGGGCGACCTGTTCGGCGTCCTCCGACATGCACATCGACCGCACGAAGTTACCATCGTTTGCGGAAACGGGCGCGATGAGCGCCACCAAAAACAAACCCGTCATGAGTGATTTCATAGGAGCCATATAGCATGGCTGAATTGTCGCGAGAAGCCCGCGCTCTTTTGGAAACAATCGCGGGGCCGGAAAGTGCTGGGAATTACGACATCATCTATGGGGGTGGGCGGTTCTCAGACTATGCCGATCACCCCCGGCAGTATGTCACAATTACGTCTGGCCCAAACAAGGGGCAGAAGTCCAGTGCGGCGGGTAAATATCAGTTCCTCGGCTCAACTTGGGACGATCAGGCCCAGAAGCTGGGGCTAACGGACTTTTCCCCAGCCAGCCAAGACATGGCCGCTTGGAACCTGGCCCAAGAAGAATACAGGCGAGACACCGGGCGTGACCTCCAGGCCGACTTGGCCTCTGGCGACATTTCCCGCGTGGCCCCATCTCTGCGCAACCAGTGGACCTCAATGCCGGGGGGCATTGAACAGGGTATCACAGGCGATGCGTTCTCCAGAGCATATGCGCAAGCCCTAGCTTCATCGGAACCTGAGTTCCGGGACGTAGCATTCCCCCAGGAACGCCCGAACAGCGTACCTCGAACAATGCTCAGTTATGCGGGGCAGTCTGGCTATCCAGGCTCTAGTGGGCTTCCGCAGATCGGCCCGTCTGGTGGCCCTGCGCTCAATGCTATCATGCGGGCTGCTTCCCCTCAGCAACCCAAGCAAGGCGATTCATTCTGGGGCGGCATCATGTCCCCCATCAAAACCGCAATGGGCGGCATCGGCACTCCCATTATGCGCAGTGCTTCCAGCCCCAACGTTCAACGCGCTGCCATAGGGCCACTACTAGGCACCGTAGCGGGCAGAACGGCAATCACCCGCGCATTGATGAACCAGAACATCGGACAGGCCCCCACGGTCACGCAGGGCCATTCTGGACCCGGTACGCGGGCAATGGCCGTCACAGGGCAGGGCGCAACGCCGGTCATGCTGGCATCGCGGCAATCCTCTCGCTCTCACCCGTCCAGCAGCCCAAGCCCCAACGCACACATGAACATGGATGTTTACCGGGCCAACGCTGCCGTTCTGGGCGGCGGGGGCTTCAACCAGTCCAACATCGACCGCGCATTGAGCAGCGGCAAAACCCTCTACAAATCGGCATAGGAGGCGACCATTCCTCGCAACGGCTCAGGCGTAGCATCGGCTCCACCCGGTACTACCGCAACACCCAACACCACAATCCTGTCATCGGCGCACAACACGCTCAAGGATGACATTTACTCGCTGATGAATACGGCTTGGCCCGTGTCCCTCGGCGGTACTGGCGGGACCAGTGCGGCAACGGCGCGAACTTCATTGGGGGTCCTTTCTTCCACAGATCAGGCGTTCGGCCAGTGCAGGCTATCTCTGAGCGGCGGAAATCTGCTTCTGAGTCGATTTGATGGTAAACTTCTAACCATTAGTGGTCAGCCGGAGACTGTTCCATCTGCGGGTGTGTCCCTGTCCCCATCTGGTCTAACGCCTTCAACACTGTACTACATTTACGCCTACATGAACTCTGGCACGATGACGCTAGAGGCGTCCGCAACGGGGCATTCTACGGACAGCACGACCGGCGTTGAGATCAAGACCGGAGACGCCACGCGCTCGCTGGTGGGTATGGTGTACGTGGGCACTGGCCCTGCGTTCAATGATAGCGCGCTCAAGCGACATGTTGTTTCTTGGCACAACAGGGGCGACGTTCTCTCTCAGGGGGTATTGCTGACCGCTGTCTCAATTGGCCCGACAACCTACACACAAGTCAACAGCACTGCCCTGCAACAGAGCCTTCTCTTGTGGACAGGGCAGGCCGTGGAAGTTGCTTTGACGGGTGCGGTCGCGCATGATGTTGCAGGCGTTATTTCTACAGCAGCCACGCTCGATACAAACCTAGTTGACCTTGGCGCGGTTCTTTCTGTTTCAACAACCAACTCGCCCTTGGGCATCGGCAGCACCCGTTCTTTCGATGTAGGGTATGAGGGCTTAGCTACATTTGATCTTGTAGGTAAGGTTAGTAGTGGGACAGGTTCATGGCTTGGCTCTAGTTCTCCTGACCCTGCTCGCATCTCTCTAAGCTGTAAGGCGGTTTAACGTGGCACTACACACGATTGACACCCTCAAAAAGTCGCTGCTGCCCTACCTATCATTTAGGGACCAACTCGGCCCTTGTGAATGCTCTCCCTTCGTTCACGAAGGGCAGCTTTACACGGTGACAAGCTACCTTCGATTGCAGGCCGGGACGGTTGATAGGTTCCGCATCGACGGGATGCTTGATCGATCAATTGTCGAGGTTGATGTTCCAGACCTCGGCTATCCGAACGCTTTCACCAAAGACGGTGTGGTTTATGTCTTCGGCACCAGCAAGGATCACAAGCGGATCACCAGGACAGAAAGCACCGATCTGGTGAACTGGTCTGCGCCACAGACCGTTTTCACATCCACGAACGGCGATAACCTTTACAACGTCTCCATCTGCCCAGACCCAACGGGCTATATGATGGCAGTTGAGGTCACAAACACGACAGATTTTCCGGGGCAGAACCGTTTCGTCAATCGGTTCATGCACAGCACAGACTTTGCCACATGGACGCCTGTTCCGGGGCTGCTCGACAACGGCAGCTTTGTGAATTGTCCGGTGATCCGGTTCCATGACGGGAAATACTACGTCCTCTATATGACGCTCATCCCAGAAACCGAATACCCGAGCGGGCGTCACATGACCTTGATTGCCCGGTCTGCTGATCTTCTTACGTGGGAGCATGGGACCGGATACCCTGACGGCTCCACAGTCCCGCTAGCCCCTGACAATGCGATGGTTGATGGGACGAATACGTCCGATATCGACATGGTGGAATTTGAGGGCAAGACGTACTTTGTTTATGCCCGAGGCGATCAGTTCAACTGGACCTGGCTTGAGGTTTCCAGCGCTGTGTTCGACGGTACGGAAAAGCAGTTCTTGCAGAGCTTCTTTCCTGTCAATCCGTAGGGTCGCGGCCCGACACTAAACACCCCACATTTCGGAGACTGCCCATGACCACGCTGTCCAACAGCGCGGCGATTTTGCTTGCCTCGATTAGACAGATTGAGACGGGTCGCAAGGACGCCACGGCATACGACACCATCTATGGGCACAACGAAAAGAAGCTGCCCAAGCCTCTGACGAAAATGTCTCTGGATGAGGTGATTGCAGCCGGTCCCGGATGGACCCGCGCCTATCGGTCATCGGCGGCTGGTGCGTATCAGTTCATGCATGCCACGCTCAAAGACCTCAAAGCGTCTCAGGGGCTGATCGGCACCGAAACCTTCACCCCGGCCCTTCAAGACCGTCTCGGCCTCGCCCTGCTCAAGCGTAGGGGCTTTGACGGCTTTATAACGGGCACCATCGGGCGAAATGCCTTTGGCCTTGGCCTTGCCCGCGAATGGGCATCTTTCCCTGTCCTGGCCGATACTAAGGGCGCACACCGCAACGTAGCTCGTGGTGAAACCTATTATGCTGGTGACAAGCTCAACAAGGCACTCGTGAAGCCGGAAACGGTCGAAACGATCCTGACCCAAGCCAAGATGGCAACGGGCACTGTCGAAGCCTCCAAGCCCACCCCTTCACCATCTCCCACCACTCCAAAGCGCAAGACGCTGATGGATTTGGTCAGAGGCTGGTTCGTCCAGCAAGCCACTACCCAAGTTGTCAACCACATCAAGGACAAGCCCAAAATGACCCACGTTATCTCCGGCGTGATCCGTCACGTTCTTACGACCTTTGGCGGTGGCCTGATCGGCTCCGGTCTGATCGGTGACAATGAAATAGGGCTGATCGCTGGTGCAATCGCAACGCTGATCGGCGTCGTCTGGTCAATTGTGGAAAAGCGCCTCCGCGCTTAACCAAGCTTCTTGGCCAAAGCCTGCTCTTTTCGCCTCGACACAGTAACAGGGCGAGATACTCGATATCCCGCTTTTCCTCTGATCAGGCCGATCAGTCCGAAGCTAACCCCATACTGCTCGGCCAATTCCTTATACGATGCTTCTGATTCCCGGATTTCTGCAACCTGGGCATCGGTTATCTTCGGCTTCTGCCCGTGGCGTCCGCGCTTGATCTTATCCGCCATGTTCTCAGCGTGAGTGCCTATTTCAAGATGGCGGGGGTTCACGCATTTGGGGTTGTCGCAAGCATGTCTGACCGACAAGCCTTTCGGTATCGGCCCCTTAAATAGCTCGTATGAGACACGGTGAGCCCGCTTTGGCTTGCCGCTATCGTTGATCGCCCCATAGCCATCAGCGAAGCAACCGGAAGTCCAGTTCCAGCAGTCGTTTGGCTGCGAACCCTTCTCTACCTTTTCCATGAACCTCTCGCGCAAAGGTCTAACCCTCGCCCGAGATATCGCCGCTACTCGGCAAGGTGCCGAGCAGTACTTAGACCCACGGTTAAACGCGTGAATGGTGACGCTATAAGCCGCGCCACATTCCGCACAAATCAAATCGACCATCTGAACCATAGGAGAACAATAACATGTTCAACACAAATATGCTGCATAATTTTTTGAACGTTGCGATTGCCATTGTGGCGATCCTGTCGCTGCCAGAAGTCGTGTCCCTGCTGCCCCCTGAAATGGGCATCGTCATTGCGGGCGTGATCGGCGTTCTCAAGACGCTCATCAACCTGTTCCGCGACGGCCCCACAGGCCTGTTCAAGAACCAGCCCCCGGTCCAGTGACCTGAAAAACGACCGGGGCAGCGTGGTCGCACACTCTACTCCGGTCTAACCACACACCTGATAGGACAGGCCCATGGCTGCTATTATTTTTGCCCCGAATTGTTTAGGATATTCTCAATGACTGTCGGCGGCGTAACCATCGATCCGAAAATCAGCGTTGGGCAAGTACTGCAAATCTGCCTGCTTATATTCGGCATTGCCCTGGCATGGGGAGATGCTAACAGCCGGATTGGCCTAAACGCGGCTGAGATTGATCGCGTGGACAAGAGCCGACTGGAGGATAAGGCTGAGAGCTTGAGCCGGGACGCAAAGCAGGACGCCCTCATGGCCGAACTGACCAAGATCGCCAACACGCTGGATAAGACAATCAACGAGGTCAGGATAGACGCGAACTACACCCGGCGTCACATCGAGGAATTGAAGGGGCAGTAGGGTTAGGACTGAGGGGGATTAGGTAGTGGCATCCAGTGGGTGGGCTCGTGACGCCTGTCTAGTTGTTCGGAATACCATCCCGGCCCGCCGTAGTCGCGGTACGCTTCGGCAAATGTCGTGACATAACGGCTTGTCCCAACCAACCCTCCGCCGAAAGTCAGGACCCTTTCATTGCCCTTCGGTGCTGTCTCAATCGGCTTCCATTCACTCATCTCTCATCCTCTGCCATATGGCATTGATCGGGGTGGCTTGTTCCGGGGCGCGAAAATAGATACCCGACCGCCTCTTGATATTTTGCGCGGCGTTTGTGGTCTTCTGGAGTTGGCACACGGTTGAGGCGGGACAGGTCGCAGTTCTCGTAAATGTCATGCATCTTTACGGCCTTTGCGGTAGAATTCTCTGCGACACGATCCAGGTATTCGTGATACGCTTCACCGTTGCGTTTGGTCAGACAATCAACAGCATCGGCGGTTTCTGGGCCGAATATCGCTAGAATGTCACCGACGCCATATTCGCTGTCTTCGACCACATCATGCAGCAGCGCCACGACCTGTTCATCTTCGGTTTGGCAACGAAGCATAACCCGGATCGGGTGCAGAATGTAAGGCGACCCGCCTTTGTCCACCTGCCCCTTGTGAGCGTCTAAGGCCACTTCCAAAGCCTTCTCCAATCTGCCCATTCACTTCTCTCCTGATGGGGATAGGGCGGCAAGAGCGGCTTCCGCTTTATCCGCCCTGGTATTTGCGGCCTTTGCGCGCTTATCCATTTGGCGAAGCCTTCCGCTTAGGACATGGGCCATGGTGAAGTAGTCACAGCGGCCACTGGCGTCTGTGTATCTCTTGGCAAAGTCCGCATCCTCATGCGCATCAATCGCCTTGATGGCCTCCTTCGCCACGAACCTCCACCACTCCCGCTCTTTCTCGTTATGCCGATAGGTGTCCTCATGGAAGTCACTGCTTCCGGTGTGCGCGGACCATATCGCCTCTGCGACTTTCTCCAGCATATCCATCTTCCATCCTTCCTATATAGCAGGGGGGTTAGCCGAACATCGCCTTGGCGACGGCCAGTCCGACCAAGATCATGACGATTGACACGAAGCCGACAATGAACCACGCCGTCGCATCCGAAACCCATTCTGGCGTTTCATTCATATTCATTCCGGCACCTCGTCATAGGTAACGTCTTCATTGAGCGCCCTGCCAAGGTCGAACACAACTGACCCCACAAGAGGCTCATAGCTAAGAACAAGGCGAACCGCCCACTCTTTGGAGACGCTTGCCGCAGCTTCCGCGTAGGTTGTAGCAGCCGTGCCATCCAGGCCATCCGTGGCGTCCATTGCGTCGAAGATCGCCTTCTGTAATTGGTCTACAAGTTTTTCCCTCATTTCATTCCTCTCTATTGGTGGGGTAGGGGTTAGAGACGGCGCTTCACTTCTAAACGCAAACGCTCTGGGCGAATGGACAAGCCCGGACACGGCCTGCTGACGAAACTCACGATGACACCGCTCACGCTCACTCAGGATGGCTTTAGCTTCCGCGTGCATGATCTTGGTTACCCATTCGGCCTCGCACCGCTCCCGTTCAGCAAGGATGGCATAGGCGACGTTGATTTGAAGCGCATGAACAGCGACATTGATTTCGCGCATGAAGCGGATTGTCGGCGGTATCAATTCGCCAGCCGCTTCCCAAATATCCTCTAGTATGTCGTCAGGCTTTTGCATTGCGGATTGCCTCTCTGATAGCTCGCACTGACGAAGGGCCAACACCGGGCTCAAGGTCGATGCCGCCCGCCGTATCCTCTCTGGCCTCATAGCGGAGAACATCATCAGTCGTGTATATACCCAGCCGCTCAAGTGCGTTCAGCGCCCTAGATGAAACCCCATCTATCTCGGACAGAACTGAGGCCTTGGTGCCTGTGTTCTGCTGTGGGGCTTTCTGAAATTCCCCGCACCAATCGTCGTTATAGACGATTGGGAACAAAGACTTGTCGTTGTCATCGGCACCCTTTCCCTCTGGGTTGAAGTTCTCGTTATTTGCGGTTTCCTCTTCGCCCGCCACAAACCAGCAAATCTCTGCCAACACCCACAAGAGACTTTTGGGGGCAGGTGGCGCGGGCGGGTAGCGGTGGCAATACCCCTCCAACCCTCCTTCCCTGTATGGCGCACGGTAGAACCGACAATTGGCGCATCTATCTTCCATTCCGATCTCCATGAACGACTCGTGAACATCATCCACGGAAATTCCACGGACTCCACGAGTTTGTTCTTTCTAGGTTCTGCCGGATGGTGCCGAGTAGGAGAGAAGCCAAAACCCGGAAAGAGGCGGGAAGCCTAGGGTTTGGTGGTGCTGCCGGACAGGATTGAACTGTCGGCCTCTCCCTTACCAAGGGCAGGGACACATATTGATTCTACTGCGTTATTTCCTCTAGTCCACTACTTTTACACGTTTCGCCCGCTTTAGTTCGGGCAGCATGTCGGCGCGTTGAGCTTCCTCCGTAACCACGACATGAGCATAGCGCGATGCTGACTTTTCATCCTTCCACGCACCAGTCCCCACCAAACCCTTAGTGTCCAGCTTTGCGAAGCGGCGCATCCACGTTGCCCAGGTATGGCGGAACGTGTGAAACTTCACGCTTGGCAGTCCGGCCTTTGTCTTGGCCTTGCGCAAGAGCGTGTAGAGCCGCCCATTCTTTTTGAAGCGGAACAGGTAGTCATCGCGCTTTAGTCCGCGTGGGTGTCGCGCCAGTTCATTCTTCAGCGCTTCTGGAATATGGACGGCGCGGGCTTCATCATTCTTTGTCTTGGGGATGAACAGCGTGGCCTGTTTCAGGTCCAGCCATCGCGTTTCGACGGCAAGCGCTTCGCTAAGCCGCAAGCCGGTGTAGCAGAGCAGGGCAAGAAACACCCGAAACTCCAGGTCTTCATCCTCGGCGGCGTCCAAGAGGCGTTCGGCTTGTTCTACCGTCATCCATTCTGTTCTGGTGTCGCCTTGAGCGCCTTTCGGGCGGCGTAGTCTGGTCCCGAACCCGGATTGCTGCATGATCGCGGACATGGGCGTATAAACCTGCCTGTTGCGTGTTGCTTGGGATGCGTTCGGGTAGATCAGCGCTGCCGCTTCATCTATCTCCGCTTGGCCTATCAACTGCATTGGCGTCTCCCCGAAATGATCGGTAAGAGGCCCTAGAAACCTATCATCTCCACCCGTTCTGATGTATGATAAAGCGGCTTCGGCAAAGTTCGTCGCACCCTTCCTGACGAAGGCCCCGCGCTCAATGTCGAGCTTTATTGCGTTGAGGATTTTCTGCGCTTTCTTGCGGTCAGAAGTTCCTGTAGTTCGGTCAACGGGGACTTTGAGGTATGTGCCGCGTACCGTGTAGTTGGGCGATTTACCCGGCCTCGGATCGTGGAGTTTGAGTGGCATGGAAGCGCCTGAATAAGTTGCGACAGGTCGTGAGGGGTAAACAGCTTACGCCGACCGGCGCAACGGTAGAAGGGGTAATCCCGGATCAGGTCTTGGAGCTTCCTGCGGCTTACGTGCAAATGCTCCGCAACTTCTTCCATGGTGTAGAGCTTGGGCAGGGTGTCCGTCATCCCATCACCCTCCCCAGCCATTCAATGCCAAACACCACCCCAAGAACACACAGGGCCAAAGCACCTAGAACTAACTGGCGTTTCCAGTAACGGGTGTGGAAGGTCATGAGCTTAATTCCCGCATCCGTAGCTGCCACAGTTCTTTGAGCAACTGGGTTGATTTATGGGGCACTCGAAATGCTCCTTGCTGTTGAGAGTGGCGCGGGCGGCAACAACACGTTTGCGGAATGCCGATGATTGAGCGCCAACATCGATTTCGCTATCCACTGCCTCGTGCAGGTCGAATAGCGTTCGCGTCAGCCTTTCACTAACTTCGGTAAGGCGCTTGACTTCGGCTTCGGCGGCCTGCTTTTCGCCGTCCAGGCGCTCGACATTCTGGGCGAGATTGTCTCGCTCATTGCGCAGCAAATATATCTCCGCATCCTTGGCGGCTAGGAGAGTGGTAGCTTGGGAGAATGATACCCAATCGCCGTCTCGGTTGAGTTCCATTCCATGGAAAGATGTCGGGTCATCCTCGGCAGTTCGGACCGCATACCGTCGCAGCTCATTAGTCCGATCTACCGGCTTGCCGAGGCATGGGACTTCCAATTCAGCCTGATCGGTCAGCTTCACCTCACCCATTGCTCTGCTCCGAGGTGAGGGGCGGCTTCAATCATCGCAGCCCATATTGCTCGCCGCTGATGCGCGTTTGCGCTTCTCTGGACAGTCAGTCCGGCATCGATCATGGCCTGTGTTGGTTTGCGCGGGACCAGCACCATCTCATCAGTGGCCCTCACCTTTTCAGCTTCGGGTGAGGCAGGGGAGGCGTAGAGGGGTCGAACCGTGTAGCCTTGGTCGCGCCAAGCATCGGCAACAGACGGGAAATCGGTTTTTTCAGCGATCCGTCCGCGAATGTCAGTCGTGAACCACGCTACCGGCTCTTGCTCGGCAGGCTCGATAGATGAGAGGGCTTCTAAAATCCGGTGAAACGCTATCCGCTGTGAAGTGTGCGTTGAAAATTCCGTATCGGGGTAGAAACAGAACCGCAGGAGCTTCAAGCGCTGATCATCGGACAGATCGCGGAAAAACCAGAGTAGCAGACGCTCCTTGCTTACAGCCTGTAGTGTGGTCATGGATGAACCCTCCGCTTCTTGCCGCACTTGGCACATTCCTCGCTGTGGCCATGGACGAGCGCCTGAAACTTGGCCCATCGCCATTCATGTCGGCAGAGTTTCCGCTTCAACCAGTTGATCATTTCACATGCTCCATGGTACGCTTTTCCCTGTTTCATCGCAACGACTTACGCGAAAAACAGGTGTACATTCCGGGGTAAAAACAGGCTCCGGTTCCGGTTCAATCACCGGCTCTTCCACACTCGCCACAACCGGCGTTACCAATGCCATGCGCTGTTCATGGGCGGCTTTGTAGGGGCTGGGTTTGCCTGCTAGAATATCGGCCTGCGGACAGCCAGCGAGGGGCAGGGCCAGGAGCATTACGGTAGCGGCCTTGCCCACATGATTTGCAGGTGCCAGTGATCCTCGAAACGGGTCCAATCCACCTGTAAGCCACCCCCATTGGAAGCGCCAACCGCTGGTAAATCCAGCGTCGTTCCATCTGGTAAGTTTCACGCTTCGTCCCTCACCAGTTTGCGCAGCCGGTCGATTTCATTGATCAAGTCATCGATCTTGTCGTGAAGGCTGGCGTTTGCGGGCTTGCGGCCACCGAAGAAGCCGGGGATGAAGTCAGTAGCGCGCCACGACTTCGCGGCTTCGCGTAGCTGGGAAGTCGGAATGTGATCGATGTTCATGCTTCTGACTTTCTCTGAATTGGTCGTGAGGCTGTTTTCTGTGCAGGGCGCTTAGGGAAGCCCGCTGAGCGGAGTTTCGGCTGGCGCTTGCCTTCCCACGACGCGGTAACGATACGGTCGCGCTTAGCCTTCGCTGCGGCGTCTGTGGCGTCCTTTTTGGCCTTGCACTTGGTATGGGCAGGGCGGGCGTTCGTATCGTCGTCAGCGCCGCCTAGAGCGAGGCTTTCGACATGCTCGATAAACCAGCCTTCGCCCTGCCGGATGAGTTGACCGCAATTGCAGCACCGGCCCTCGTTAGCGAGGAATATCCGGGTGGCGCGGGCCTTGGTCATCGAACGGCGTTTAGTGGGGGCGATGTATTCTAGGCTCATGCCGCCGCTCCCCAGCCACCGGCCTCGGTGTCTGTAAGCTCAACCCCGTTCATTGCGCAGAAGGCCAACGTGTATTCGATCAGCGACGAGGCGCGACCCTTGCCCATGCGGCTGGTGCTTTCGCGGATGGCGACGAACTCACCCTCAATTCCTGGGATGACTTCGCCACCTGTTCCGGTCGCCACGGAATGCGCAGAGACGAGCAGCGCCTTCCAATCATCAAGGCTGCGCGTCTTGCCAGCCCATTTCAGGCCCGACTTCGCCAGATCGCCACAAATTGCATGGAACTTGGCGTTCTGTTCCCCGCTGCGCTTCGCCTCGGACACCGTAACAACATACCCGTCTGGGGCCTGTAGAACGGCATTGACGGCATTGGTGCGAATGCGGTCTGTGTGGAGAATGTAGCGGTTCATCAGCCAGCCCCCACGCCCATGAACCACATGGCCTTGCGCTGATACCCTTCTTCAAGCCGCTGGGCTTCTTCCGGGGACAGGTGCAAATATTCCAGCGTGTTCATGGCCGTGTCGTGCCAGCCCAAAAGGCTTTCTTCCGACTTCACAAGCTCAAGCTCGGCAAGCCGTTCGGTGACATAGGCTTCGTGGTCGAAAGTCATCTGAATTTCTCCCCGGAAGGTTTCTGCGGCGGCGGTGCTGCTTTGGCCTTCCGGGTCCCTTTGGTTGCGGGGAAACTATGCGGCCATGCTGTCGGGAAGCCCGTATTTGCGGGTCAACTCGGCAACCGTGGCGTCAATCTCGGATAGGAAGGCCGTCACTTCGGCCTCAATCTCGGCAATCCTGGCGGCATCCCGTTCAAACCGCTTCACCCACAGGCGAAGGTTTTCGGGCAAGCGCGGGTCAAAAGAGGCGAAGTCACACCACTCAGCGCCAGTGCAGGCCATCTGCCAAAGCATCTGCGTCTCGTACTTGAGCGGGATGGTTTCGGACTGGAGCGTTTCAAGGTGCGTTGCCGTATTTGGGCACTTTATTTCCACCAGCCCGACACTGCCGACCAAGCCATCAGGACTTGCGCCGCTCATGGCGATTGTCGGGTGATCGATGAACGCAACCTGCTCGACTTCCACATCATGACGGAACTCATAGGCCAGCCGTGCGTCCGGTTCGTTGTCCGTGCCCCATTGCATCGCAGCGTTGGTGAAGCTCTCGGCAACGGTGCCGGTGAGACGCTCCGCAATTAGCTGGGCTGCATAGTTGGCGCGGGAAGCCGAATAGCCGCTCTTGGTCTTGGCGATAACATCTGCCACGCGGGAAGCCGTTACCTTGCCCCTGCGGGCCTCAAACCAGCCTGCCGAACCCTGCTCGATCATTGTGCAGCCCTCTGCTTCTTCGCGTTTAGCTTGGCCAGCGCGTCGCTGAACTTGTTGGCGGGGATATTGGGCAGGGCCGAAACCTTCATGACCTGGCAGAACTTGGCCACGTCCGATTGCGTCTCGTTGATGAGCGCTTGCAGGGTTTCGACCTGTTCGAGATTGATAAGCTCTCCGACACCAGCGGCGCTGCCGTCATCGTCCTTGGTAGTGGACAGGCCAAGCGCCAACATCAGTGTGTATCTCTGGAGATATGTCAGCGTTGAACCGATGGCCTGAATGTCGTTCTTGGCTCCGGTCTTGTCCGGTCCAGCCGTAAGCGTAGTTTCTTCGGAATGGCCAGCCTTGTGTGACAATACGCAAGTCACGCTGATCGTTGGTGACTGCGTTGCCTTGTGGCGGTAGGACAGGCCATACTTAGAAATGATCGGGTCAACCGCGTCCGCTACATCGCCAAAGTCGGCATATGTGCTATTGTGAGCCTGACGGCGCTTGACGATGGGGCGCAACTCAGACTTGGCGTCGGCAACGGCCTCATCAAAGGCCCGCCGCGCTTCATCAGCAGCCAGTTCCTTGGCCATGTCTTTAAGCTCGCGGATCACATCCAGGGGCTGGCCAGCGGCAACAGCCTGGCGGATCATGTCCATAACAGGGTTAGCTGTCGGGGCTGGCGCTACCGGCAACTGATCGACCGGCTGGACTTTCTCAACTGCGCTCATTTCGTCTCCTTCGGCTGTTCAATCCAGCCTTTCGATGTATGGGTTAGGATCATCGGAACCCTGCGCCAATTCCCGTCGATCATCACGACCTTGGTGGTGTGGAGAGGGGTCATTTGGCATCCTCAACGGGCGGCTTGTTTAACGTAACCGCCACGACCCGATTGCCTTTGATGAGATTGTAGAAAGGGGTTCCCTTGCTGTTGAAGCCAGTTTGCACAAGGCGGTCGGCAACGGTTCCGGCTGGTATGAAAAACCCGTCCCAATCCTTGAAATGTTCGGTGACGACGACGCTCACGGCACAATCTCCGTTGGAAACCAAACCCCGATCACAGCAGCGACAAAGGCAGCTAGGATAAGGTTGGCTTGGATGGGATGGTGGTGGATGAACTGGACAAGGGAGGTCATGCTCTGCGCCAGTCAGCGGTTATGGCGTTTTCGGCAGCTTCCCGATCTGCGCCCTCGGCAATCTTCTCGTCCTCGTTGTGAATGCTGAAGACGGTGAAGCGCCCGGAGTCCTCAAGGATTACATGGCCTGTGTCCTGAACGCCGTCGCACGACGCTCCGAACGAGCCATTGCGGCGAACATAGAGTTTTGCGACTTCACGCATCAGTACATCTCCGTTCCAAGTCGAGCAGTTTGGATGCGTTGAAGTTCCATTGCTTGTGGAGCATGATGCGCACCGAAAGAGGCACAGAACGCTTGCCAGACAGATACTCGCTGGCGTGGCTTCGAGAGCCGACAAGGGTGGCAAACTCGGATTGTGTCCGGTCGTATTCGTGCAGAAGATCACCGATGTTGGTGTGCTTGCCCATCTCGCTACTCCGCTGCTTGCATGATGGGGGTGGACCGACCGGCCCGGAACTTCTCTTCCCGCCGCGCCATTGCCGCCTTGGAAAGCCAGAACTTGGCTGCGTCATGAAATCCGCGTATGCTCTGCTCACGCGCTACAGCAAGGCATTCAGCCCGCTTCCGGCGCATGGCCTCGACGCTGAACAGGTCTGCGAACATCAGCATTCCGCCCAGCATTCCGTCCGCCAATTCAGCCTTGAGGCTCACGGCGTATTCGTTCAGGGCATTCCGGCGCGGGTCGGTGATGATACGGCGACGAATGACGGCCAAGCGGTCGCTGTCTGCGTTCATCTTGGCAATGTAGTCTGCGATTACGTCCGTCATTTCGCTTCACCAGTGGCGGCGATGGACCAATCGACTTCGCCAGTGGCGGCGAGGTGGCGGAGGGTTCTGATAGCGGCTTCCGGGGTGATGTCGTCCAAAGGCGCTTGCATAGAGCCCCACCCATCGTCCACCTTGTCCGGGTGGTTGTCGGCGTAGAAAAGCTGCCTAGCTTGGTCGTAGGAAAGCCCCAACACTTCCTTGGCGTGGGTGAACGGCTCCTTCCGGCTGTCGTCGTCGAAAAGCAGGTGCGTCCAGCCAGCAATGCAAGCGACAGTTCCGCAATTCTCGATGTTCAGCCTGTCGTAAGACTTCGCCTTTTCTGGATCGTTCAGCTCATACCAATCCATGTTGAACCCGACGCCGGGGATGGCGCGGTTTTCGATGGCATCGGCCACCTTCAAGACGTTCTCGGCGTTCACTGTCTTACTCATTTCATCCTCCATTGAGGTATTGCCAGCCCCGTTAAGAGGGGATGCGGGTGCGAATGCTTTCCGGCAGCGTGTCGGTAAGCCCAGCGGCGACGGCTTTGGATGCGAGGTGCGCCAAGACGCGCATGTCATCGTCAACGAAAGCGCAGTTCGTGCCGACGATCTGCTTTGTCCATTCACGGCAGAGGTCGGAAATGTGCGCATCCGCATCGGCGCGGAACATCGCCACCATCTCCGGGGAAACTGCACCCTGCTCGTCCTTGTTCATTTCTCGTTCCCTTCCATCCTGTGAGCAGATCGGCCAAGGGCTGAAGTGCTCTGTTGTTGGGGTGACACCGCCGTTAAGCGGTGCCTGTAAGCGCGTCAGAAGCTCAGGTCGTGGGACGAAAAGCTGATAGCGAAGCGGGCACGAGCAGCGCCGTTGATGATCTGCTGCTGGCGAGAGGCAAGTTCGGCCTCAGGCGTCAGCTCAGGGGCGTAGAAGCCGTCTTCGTTCTTTTCGGTGGTTCCCGCCTCAACGATAAGCGCGAGGCGCTGGTACTCATCGACAAGCTGGTGAAGCGTCATGTCGGCAGCGTCGTGGAAATGTCCCGCCGCATTCGCGCGGAAGGTTTCGGCGGCGGAAGTCAGGGTCAGGTCGTTCATTCAGCGTTTCCCTTTTGGTTTGTGCTGAGAGGCAGATCAGTCTGGCGACTTCTTCGTGCTCTCTATGTTCCCCATTATGCACGGATGCATATGCGGCGCAAGCCCTAAAATGCATGAAGGCATAACCGACTTGCATAATATGCGTGGAGGGCGCATAAGGGTGGGGCTGGTGAGGGAAACCTTGCGGGCAAAAAGAAGGGGCCTCGACCGCCAAAGTCGAAAGCCCCTAGAGCCGGTTAATTCGGGAAACGCTCCCGGCTCGATAACGAGTGTTGATATAACATTACGTTAGTTGGTTAGCAACACTAAAGCAGTCCCTGGATTTGAACCCGTTATCTCAAACGGGGGACGAGTTGGTGATGCATCCCAGGTTTGGGGCTAGCCTGCTTATGGAAGTGCCTACAGATAGGCCGCTCGGTTCTGAAGACGACCGCCTTGCCTCGGAAGGGTAAGGATAAATGGAAGTGAGTGGTGAGGTAATACCGGAAACGGGACTAAACCTCGGGGGCGGCGACCCTCCTAGCTCATCCGGGGGCATCCGGAAGCAAGTCGTGTCCGCATTAATTGCCGGTCTATCTGATTACCGTCTGAAGCATGCGAATGGACTAGGGCCTATTACCTCACCCTACGTCTTTAGCTTGACCTATGGAGAAACGGGTTTATTTCCGCCATTGAAACCAACCGACCACTCGGCCATAGACCCGAACCTCATCCCTCAAAAGCTCGTCCATTCCATAGCGATCATTGTCCGAAATGACGGCAACCCTATCGGTACGGGGTATCAGCTTGAGGCGCTTCACCATCAGGCCGTCACCATAGTCGATTGCGTAAATGTCGTCAGGCGGAAGTCGGTTCTGTGACATATCCACGAATACGACTGACCCACCGGCCAAGGTCGGCCACATTGAGTCCCCCCGAACCTCCCAAGCATAGATATGGCGCAGGCTCCGGAAGGCCGCGACCATGTATTCAGGGAAGCTCCAATAGCCGCGTAGCTGGTCTTGGTCCTGTATCGCCCCGCTCTCGTCGGTCATGATCTGGAGCATGCCGCCGCCGCCAAGCCCGCCGAACAATTCCAGGTCAGGGATGCGAACGGTTGCCTCATCCCGTATCTGGCGTTCGGGAACTTCGGGCAACGGTGCGTCCTCGGACACCACGCTTTTGTAGAGCTGCAACAGGCGGTCCCGGTTCGGGCCTTCCGGGTCATTGCCATTGATCCATCGCGCAACCGTAGATTGCGACACACCGCAGAATTTTGCGATGCGTGTTTGCGTCCATCCGGCTTGGACAAGTTGCGTGGTCATCTTGGCGGTATTCATGTCCGCGAAGCTATATCCTCGCTCATCCGCCTCAAAATGCGTTTGTGCATGAGAGAATGCTTGCATGGGCTATGCGTTCGTGCATAATGCATGCATGACCCTTGACCAGTACCTTACCAAAACAGGCGAGACGGATGCGGCTTTTGCTAGCCGCGCCGGTCTGTCGCAAACGCAGATCAATCGGTTGAAGCGCGGCATTTCCAGTCCGTCATTTGAGACGATCAAGAAGATCGCCAAAGCCTCCAAAGGCAAGGTGAAATTCGCTGATTGGGCGGAGCAATGGGCCGCAAAGCGGGAGCCTGCGGAATGACTGAGCGCACACCAATCACCGATGAAGAAATCGACGCCGAAAAGACGCCAGCGGGCGGGTTGACCGCCGCAACACTTCGCAAATGGGGTGTCTCGTGGCCTCCCCCGAAGGGCTGGCGCAAGACCATTTTGCAGCATGGCTATCCCTACGACGAAAGCCTGAATGCGGAAGGTGAACGCAAAGGCGATCCGGACCAACTTCTGCGCAAGGTCGTGCTGGCCGTGGTCGAAGCGGGGCAAGCGCACATTCTCTACGACATGCCGGAAGTGCTGGCCTTTTTCGGTGCCGTTATTCCGACCCCTCTTGAGCTTGCAGACCTTCACAACGTCGATCCTCGCATCATGGAAGCGGCTCAGAAATCCCACCCCCTCCCCACCCAAGAGGAAGCGATATGAGCGAGAATACCATTCACGAACGGCTCGTTTCGTCGGCAGGCGTGTCGGCTCTGCGTAAGGCGCTAAACGGCATGAGCCTCGGGCTGAGCGATAGCCAGTGCATCCTGATTGATGAAGTTGTTTCTCCGCTCATTCGGAAAGCGGTCGTCGATGCAATGCGCAAGCATCTTCCTCCCCCGCCTGAAACTCACACCGAGGCATGACCATGAACCGCCCAGAAGGAATAAGCGAGAGCGCTTGGGAGAAGGCCGTTGATCTTGTGATGAACGCCGAGGCCGAGCGCGTTCCGTACTATTCCACCAGCGAAGAAATTCGAGACGCCAGATTGGCTGATGCCACTGCAATCGCGAAAGCAATCCAATCCTCTGTAGAGGCGGAACGGGCCAAGGCCATCAAGTTTGCGTCTGCGGGCATGATCCGTGAAGGCAAAGACGATTGGGCCAAGGGCTATCGCTGCGCCGCCGCTGACATTCTCGACGCGATCAAGGGAGCCTAACCATGCCCTCCCATCACTCCACAGCCATGCTCCGAAACTTCGCATGGACCCTAGCAGCCCTAACCGTCGCTGCCCTGTCCCTGCATTACCTTGGAGCATTTTGATGGCCCGAAACCCCCAAGCAAGCACACTGGCGTCTGTTCTTGGCGCGTTGATCCTCATGGCCTTTCTTGCCCCTGACATGGCTCAGAAGGTGTTTCTGGCGCTGTTCTCAGCATGGATCATTGCCCGCTTTCTGGTGGCGTTCATGGGTTCGGAGCGGTCCTAACCATGTCGCTCTTTGCCTCCCTCGATGACTGCCAGAAATGGAACGCAACGCACAACCCGCGTTCCATTTCTCGTGGCCATTGCGGTCACGGCATCAGCAACAAACTCAGGAAAGGGTCCATCAAGTCCCTCGTCCTGTCTGTTGTTGACGCTTCTCCCTGTGAACTTGCCGGGGGCTTCGGCTCCCGGTCCTTTCACCAGATTTCCCATCGGTCGGTGGCTTCCTCCCTCCCCATCGATCGGTCGGCGGGGCTGAGCGCGTTTGCCCGCGCTCGCCTCGTTGCCAATTCCATTCCTGGCAAGCCACTCTCGCAAAGCATCGCTTACCTGGATCGTCGTCATTCGTCTGGCCTTTCCTGTGCCTCGCTTCGTCCTGATCAACATGGACGGAGTGACCGGGAATGGCGTTACCAAATTCAGGTAATGAGGTGCCCCAAGTGAGTGCCGCTACCGCAACCCATTACGTGCAGCAGATGGTCCAAATCGAGGCCGTCAGTGCGCACACCAAAGAGCGAGCGATACAGCGCTTAGCCAGGGACTACGGCTTCACCGAAAGCCAGCTAGTGCATCTCCACAAGGCCAAGGCAAAGACCTGCGACGTAAGCCTCTACGCCCGCATCAAGGCCGCTTACTACGACCGCTGCGCCAAGATGGCAGCGCGGTTGCTCCATGAAATCGAAGTTGAGGAGGCATTGAGCGGCAATGCTGATGATCAAGATTTGGCTGACCGGCTTGCTGCACTTCTTTCGGAAGCGAAGGCGAAAAGAGCGGCGGTCAACCAGGGAAAGCAAGTGAGATGACGGTCGTAGAAAGATTTCACTCCAAATATGTCGTGTCTTCCTCTGGGTGCTGGCTGTGGCAGGGGCACCTGGATCGCAAGGGTCGGGGGAACCTGAGGGTCGGGCCTCGGCGCGTAATCGCTTCGCGTCTCTCCTATGAGATCCATTTCGACGCGATCCCTGATGGGTTGTTTGTCTGCCACGAGTGCGACAACCCGCAATGCGTAAACCCAGACCATCTTTGGCTTGGCACGCACAGAGACAATACAGACGACATGATCGCCAAGGGTCGCCATCGCATGTGCGGTCGGAAGGACGTTCAGGGCGAACGAAATTCCAAAGCGAAACTCACGACCCAAGATGTCTTTTCGATCAGGGAGAAGTTCGCTGCTGGCAGAACTCAGAGCGACTTGGCTCGCGAGTACGGGGTCGTCTTTAGCTGCATTTCATCAGTCGTGAAGGGCCAATCGTGGCGACATCTAAACTCTCAATAGCCCGTCGAATTAGCAAATGGGCCGGTTCTTTGGCCGATTGGATCGCGCCGGAATTGGCCGACGCTCAACAGATTGAACCGAAGGGAGACTAACAGATGTATCTGGCATTCGACATGGCGAACTGGTCATGGCCGCAGTGGGTGTATTTCAGCTTTACCTGCTTTGGGCTGGTTATCGTCATTTTCCTGCACGGAAACAGGCGCACTGGCGTCCATAGCGCGCCGTCAACTTGGCTGGTCACCATCATAACGCTGGGCGTCCTGACAGCCGGGGGGTTCTTCGCATGACCACGCGCAAGCCTTCCCCAGCCAATGAAACAGCACCATCACCAAGGCCCCAGACAAAGGCTCCTGCCTACGTCAAAGGCTCACACACAGCCCGCGTAAAGGCAGAACAGGACGAAAGGCGCGTTGAGCTTCTAGCGCTCCATGACGTTCTGAACGCCCAGCGAGACGCCCTCAACGACCAGCTAGCCGACATTGGCGATGCACTGGCGCTGCTGTCTCGTCCTGATGACCTGCAAAAACCCAACATCGTGCCGCTACAGGCTGCGCAGTAACCCCAACCGCAAGGAACGCGACGAATGAGCATTGATACAAGCGCGGCGCGCGATGTTCTGGCCGAACGCAAGCGACAGGTCGAGGCTGAAGGCTGGACACCAGAACATGACGATCAGCATGGCCGTGGCCAGATGGCCGGTGCTGCCGCCTGTTACGCCTTGGGTTCTGGCGTCGTGGAGCATTGGGCCGCGCCGATGGCTGCAAAGGACTTTTGGCCGTGGGATGCGAAATGGTGGAAGCCGTCAACCCCGCGCCGCAATCTGGTCAAGGCCGCTGCACTGATCCTCGCTGAAATCGAACGTCTCGACCGGGCATCTTCCGCTAACCCCAACACCATAGGAGACTGAGAGATGGCACTAGTAGAGTTTGCACGTGACGAGCTTGCCCGCGCTGGACTGTTCGACAAGGACAGCGACTATGGCGGCATGATGGGTGAAGCGGTCATGAAAATGATCGAGCAATTTGCCGATGAGGGGCACAGCGGTTTCAGCGCTGGAATGGCCATCTCTGCATTTGAACGCCTCGCTAAGTTTGAACCACTCTCGCCGCTAACGGGCGACGATGACGAATGGGTCGAAGTCGGGACACAAAACGGAAAGCCGCTATACCAGAACAAGCGTTGCGGCCACGTTTTTCGCGAGGGGAAAGACTTCGCCTACGACATAGAAGGCAGGGTTTTCCGTGAGCCGTCCGGCGCTTGTTTTACCAGCTATGACAGCCGCATAGAAGTGGCGTTTCCGTACACGCCGAAGCGTGAATACGTCGATGTTCCGGGGCGGGAAGAATGACCCTTCACCAGCCAAACCCGCATTGCCGAATTGGCACCATCACTCTCAAGCGCAAATGCTCCAGCCGTTTCAATCGCGAATTCAACATCACCACCAACATGCTGATTAGGGCGGTGAAGTGATGGGGAAGTTGCGCGTCCTAGACCTATTTTCTGGAATTGGAGGGTTTAGCCTTGGCCTTGAACGAACAGGCGGGTTTGAAACCGTCGCCTTCTGTGAAATCGAAGACTTCCCCCGCCGCGTCCTCGCCAAGCACTGGCCCAACGTCCCCTGCTACCGAGACGTTCGCGAACTCAATGCCGACACTCTGGCCAGAGACGGAATTGCCATCGACGCGATTAGCGCCGGGTTCCCTTGCCAAGACCTCAGTGTTGCCGGATTGGGCCAAGGTTTGGACGGAGCCAGGTCCGGCCTCTGGACCGAAGTCGCCCGTATTCTTGGCGATCTTAGAGAAGCCGGTCAACCCGCGCGATTTGCCGTGTTGGAAAACGTCTCAGCTCTCCTTGGAAGGGGTCTTGACCGAGTTCTCAGGGACTTGGCCGCGCTCGGGTATGATGCTGAGTGGCACTGCATTCCAGCTTCCGCCCTTGGTTTCCCTCACAGACGCGACCGTATCTGGATCATTGCCTACGCCAACAAAAACGGACTTCAAGAGCGAATGTATGTCGCCGGAGTTGGTGAAAAGGCGGCAAATGGCGAGCAAGTCGGGTGTGAGGCTAACAGAATTTCTTCACCGTCAGGCCTTGCCAACTCCTATGCGGGGGAACTCGCACTGGGGAGCCAGGCTGGACGAGTGGGGCGGTTCATCCAATCCATTCCGAGGTACGGAGCTAGGGCAATTACGTCTGAACCCGTCTTGGGTAGAGGAGCTGATGGGCTTCCCAATCGGGTGGACCGCTGTGGAGCTTTAGGCAACGCCGTAGTCCCTCAAATCCCAGAACTCATTGGCCGCGCCATTCTGGAAAGGATGGCAGCATGACCCTTCCCCAGCCAAACCCACATTGCCGAATTGGCACCATCACTCTCAAGCGCAAATGCTCCAGCCGTTTCAATCGCGAATTCAACATCACCACCAACATGCTGATTAGGGCGGTGAAGTGATGATCGGACCAATTGAATTGCCGTGGCCTGCGAAGCCGCTTTCCCCAAACACCCGGCAGCACTGGTCTGTGCGGTCTAAGTCCGTGAAGTCTGCCCGCGTCGGCGCATTCTACACCGTTCGGTCGGCTTGCAAAACAACTCAGCCGTGGGAGCGCGTGTCCGTCTCCATGACCTTCTGTCCGCCCGACAAGCGCCGCAGGGACCGGGACAACCTCATAGCTTCGATGAAGGCCGCGACTGACGGGATAGCCGACGCTCTGGGCGTGGACGATTCAAAATTTGAAATCACCTACAGCATCTCGTCCCCCATCAAGGGCGGGGCTGTCATCGTCACACTAGAGGAGGCACCGGCAAATGAGCGGTAGCATCAACAAGGTAATACTGGTCGGGAATGTCACTGCCGACCCTGAAACGCGCACGACGCAATCGGGGAGCAAGATCGTCAACTTCACTGTCGCCACGAACGAAAGCTGGCGCGACAAGAGCACTGGCGAGAAGCGGGAAAAGGCAGAGTTTCACCGCGTAGTGATCTTTTCGGAAGGTCTGGCTCGGGTTGCCGAACAGTACCTCAAGAAAGGCTCCAAGGTCTATCTTGAGGGGCAGCTTCAAACCCGTTCATGGGAAGACCAGAGCGGGCAGAAGAAGTTCTCGACAGAATGCGTTTTGCAGAACTTCAACAGCGCCATGGTGCTGCTCGACGGCAATCAAGGGGGTGGCCATCCCGAACGCCAGGAACGCCCCTCACAATCCTCCGGTGCCCCTGCATTCTCCCCCGGTGGAATGGACGACGACCTGCCCTTCGCGCCGGAGTTTCGCTGATGGGTGCCCTTCCTACATTCGTCCCGCTGATGAAGGCGCAGAGTGCCCCGCGCTTTGACCGCAGGTTGCTGGCCGAAGAAATCCGCATTCGTCCCCGCCCGGTGTTTCAGTACGAAACCAGACGCGATCTAACCTTTACCCCGCCTGAGAAAAAGGAAGTGGAGCCGCTAACCCGCAAGTTGCCCAGCGCTCAGAAGCGGTTGCCGCTGGACATGCTGGCACCTTGCTCATGGCGTTTCCTGCTCAAGTTGGCAGCGGTGCGAAACGGTATTCCCGAAAGCTACATTCTCGGCAAGTCCCGTAAGCGGACGATTGCGAAGGCTCGGCATGACGCCATCGGCCTTGTGTATCAGCACACGCAAATGTCGATGCCAGGGGTTGGGAAGTGTTTCGGGCGCGACCACACCACTATTCTCAACTCGCTTAGGCAAGTCGGGCGCACTGAAAAGCTGGTGGAGCTGCGTGAGTATCACCGGAACTATATCCGCCCTAAGGCAAGCGGGGCCGAACAATGACCCCGCGCCCCCAAAAGGTAGCTGGTCTAAAGCGCCGCCTTCCTTGTGGCCTGACAGTGGCTCAGAGGGCGGTTCAAGACGGCTATGCATCTGGCCTTAGCCCGCAAGAGATTGAGAAAAAGCACGGGGTTCGTCGCCGGTCTGTTGCTGTCATCGCATCAATCCACGGATGGAAGCGGGTCATCAATCCAGTTCAGCCGGGGCGGGTGGCATACGCCGGTCACGACAGCACAGAAACCCAATGGAGGCCATGAATGCGCAGTAACGTCCAGCCCCTTTTCCCCCATCAGGAAGCCCCACAGGAAGCCGTAGGGGCGAGGTTTGAGGAGTGGTGGGCCTTGGTGCCCAAAAAGGTCGGAAAGCCGCTGGCGAAGGCCAAATACATGCAGGTGTTGAAGGGCTGCGAAACGCGGACCATCGACCGGGACAGCGGCGAATACGTGACCATCGAACTCAAGGCCACGGAGCAGGAGCTTATCGATGGAATGCGGCGCTATGTGGACAGCCTGATCGACCGGAACACCTTCAAGCGCAAGGTAGAGGATCGGTATCTGGTTCACCCTAGCACCTGGATCAATCAGGGTCGCTGGCTCGATGGCTAGCGTTGCTGAGCGCCTTGCGTGGCACGAGGAATGGCGGCGACGGGTCCGCGCTGTTCATCGCTTATGGCTGGACGCCAAGGGCTGGGATGACGGTTGCCTAAGGCTCCAGCAGATCAAGGATGTCATGAACGAAAAGCCTCCCAGCGGAGAAGAAACGAGATGAACGCAAAGATCGAGAAGGCCCACGCCAACATTCATGGGGTCGAAGTGGCAAAGATGATCATGGAGTTTCAGCGGGAGTTTCTAGACGTGTACCCGGAGAGGTTGATGGTGTCCGAGATGATGGCCGTTGGGCCGATGCAGTCGTTTATCGGTCACGCAATTTCTCTTGGGCTTCTCGCCGCTCCTCAGCCCCCAACGGAAGGAAGTGAACAGTGAGCAAGGAAAGTGTGCCGGTCTGCCAAGGCCCAAACTACCACCCGGAGAAGGGACCAGCATACAGCGCGGTAAAGGAGGCCGGGGAGGTTATCCGCGCTCACCTGCATAGCGAGTGGATCAGCGAAGGGTGTGCAGCCGACCACGCCTTCGGGTGCCCATCCTGTCAGGCAGTTTTCCTCGAGCGTGAGCTTGAGGGTTTAGTGTCATGGCTTGGTGAAGAACAGGACGTTTTTCTCGCCCATGAGGGAGAACAGGGATGAACGGGTCTGACCTTGGGCGCGCCGTCGCCGGACAAATCATGTTGTTCATCATCGTTGCGGCAGTAGCGGGGGCAATTCTGGCGCTTGGCGGCTACTTCGCAATTGGCTGGCTTATCAGCCATGTGAGCATCAGCATTTCCTAACTACCATCCACAAGGGGCACTAGACTATCATGGCAAGACCGGGGCGAAAGCGTAAGGCAGGCGTAAAGCGTGAAGCGAGTGGCAAGGTGCAAAGGCCAAACCGTGACACCGCAGAGCAGGAGGCCATGAGCGCGGCCATGGAAGCCCGTAGGCGGGTGTTTGGCCTCAAGCCGCATGAACTGCTCGATCAGATGGCAGGGTCATTCGTTGGCCGTCTCTGCATTAATGAGCAGATCAGCGTTTCGCAGTACGACGCGGCCATGACCTTCCTAGAGGATCACCGAAACAATGCGATTGCAATTGCCGCGCCGCGTGACCCATCGGCCATGGACTTCAACAAGGTGCAGGGCGGCTCTCTGAGCGGCGAGAACGTGGACTTCTATAAGCGGGCGACCAAGAGGTGGCGCGATGCTGTTTCCGCCGTCCAAGACCGCCAGAACGAATTGCGCGGGGGCGGCGCTGTCTATGCGGCCCTGCAATACTGCGTTCTAGAGGACAAGGAGCTTCACCATTTGCTGGGCTGGCTCAGGGAAGGGCTGAATAGCTTGGTTCGCCACTACGGACTTGTGGACAAGGTTAAGGCTGCGTGATGGGGCTTGTGCTTAACCGCAAATCAGTTCATAGTCCGAAATATAAGGTGGCGTTCTACGCCAAGAAGCTGGTTTTTCGAGTTTGAGGCTCAGGGTTCTTGCGGCCCCTATGTGGCGAAGTCAGCGCCGTTCGGTACGATCCCGTTGGAACGCAAGCCATTCGGGCAACGTCCTAATCTGAACAGCCTCAATCCCCATCGAGCGTTGGCGAACAACCTCTACAATAGCCCAGAGCATTATCCAGAGATCGCCCGCTCGTACCTAACAACGCCGACACTTGAAAAGCCATCGGCGGCTGCGGGGCAGGTGACGCCTCTCAGGATATACCCAAGTCACCCCATCGGCAGGAGGTATCATGTTCACCCTCATCAATGCCGACTATGACGAAGACGATCAGGAAATCACTGATCCAGAGGAAATAGCAGAACTGTTCGCAGCAATAGCCGAGGTTATGATTGAGAAGTGCGGCGCGCAATCCACACGCGACCTTCTCGAAGCGGTTATTGAGATGGAAGGGCGGGAGTCATCATGACAGCCTTGAACCGTGTCATTGCGGAGGCTAAGCGTGGCGCGAAAGAGCTTCGCATTCGGTCGAATGAGGTTCGGGGGATTGCTGAACATTTCCGCCTGACAGCGCGCTACGGCAATCCAAGCATTGATACTGTCGAGCGCATGATGAGAGCCGGGGACATGTATATTCTCGGCGTTCCTGTCCGCGTCATTGAACAAGAGGGGCGTGAACCCTCATAAGTTGAGGCGGCGGCCAGTATCGGCTGGCAACGGCTATCGAGGCTCTGTCACATGAGCCAGCATAGCGAAGGCTTAGGCCAATGTGCTCGCGTCCCCGACCGGGGACAGCAAGCCGCCTCTCCCTCATTCAAGAGCAAATACAGCCTCACCCTAACCGCCGGGGCTTTTTCATTGGAGCCAGACATGATCCCCAAGCTCTTGGCCTTCTTCCATCTGGTGCCTGTCGTTACCCATCCCGATGGCAAGCGCTTCTACCGCGACCATCTCGATAGATGGATGCCTCTATAATCCATAAGGCTTCAAGCCCGCCACAAGAGCCGCAAGAGCTAGGTCAGTGGCAATTGTCTTAGTTCCCTCCCGTTCAAAGCGGTAAACGGTATCACGAGACACTCCAAGGGCATTGGCAAGGTCAGTATGTGCGCCATGTCCATCACGAATTCGCCCCGCTGATTTGAGGTCAGCGAGGCAGTTAGAGAATTGGGTGGGGGTCATTTTTACACCCCCAGTTCCGCGAGGCGGGCGCGACCTGCTTCGGTAATCTTGTAGCGGGGTGTTGTGCTGTTCTGGCCGAAGCCAGCGTACTTGATGAAGCCCTTCATTTCGAGTTCATCCTGAATAGCCTTGTCATCGGCAGTGAAAGCGGCGGGGACACCGAAAGAAGCGGCGCGGCTCAGCTTGATGAATTCCTTGGTCATGTCGATCTCCTTTGTTGACACCAATATGTCAGATGATCGGACAGATGGCAAGGGCTGACACCCGATTTTGTCAGATTATTTTACACATCTCCCGGTGTAGTAAAATCCGCAGCGCACGGTATTGCGTCGAGCCTGGTGGGAAGCCGGGTAGTTTCAATTAGCCCCAAGGCACTCAGACAGCCGAGGAAATAACAATGGCCGCTAAAAGAGGCAGGGCACCCGGTTTTCGTATGACAAACGAGCATCGGGTTAAAATTCAAAACAGCAACATTCTCAATGCGCTTATCGAGCATGTCGAAGGCATTCGGGAAATGAGTGCAACCCAAGTGTCGGCTGGTCTGGGCCTGTTGCGTAAAGTTCTCCCAGATTTGCAGGCGTCCGCAGATAGCGACGGGGCAGGGGAGCTTACGCCAGTCAATAGGATGACTGATGACGAGCTTGAAGCCATCGCAGCAGGCCGCAGCGCAGGAGTTGCTACGCCGCCGCAAGGCCCGCGCCAACTTAACTGAGTATGCGCGCTATATCGAAGTCCCCGGCGCTCCGGTGTCGGATGATGACGATGAAGAAAGTTTCCGTCCGGTTGAGACAGTCCTAGCCGAACACCACGAGATCATTCTTGCTGCAACGCAAAGGTGTATCGAGCGGCACAGTGGGCGAACGATGCTGTTCCTGCCCCCAGGCAGTGCGAAGTCCACTTATGCGACTGTCGTGGCTCCTACATGGGTCATGGGCGCAAGGCCGGGGTTCAAGACCATTGCCGTGAGCTATGGCACAGACCTCGCCCGCAAGTTTGGCCGTCGCATGCGATCGATTGTGAAGCAGCCGGGGTATCAGTCGCTATTCGGCACCGGGCTAAGCGCAGAGAGCAGCGCTGCGCACGAATGGGCGCTAGAGAACGGCTCAGAGTTTATGGGCGGCGGTATCCTGTCGGGTATTACCGGCAACCGCGCCGACTTCGTTGCCATCGATGACCCTATCAAGGGCAGGCAGGAAGCGGACAGTGAGGCGATCCGCAAGAGTACGGTTGACGCCTATCAAGAGGATGTTCTGACCCGTCTCAAGCCTGGCGGGTCGCTGATGATTACACAGACCCGTTGGCATGAAGCCGACTTGGCTGGGTCGATCCTTCCCGAAGGTTGGGCTGGCGAAAGCGGCATGATTGAGTGCCGGGACGGCAATACGTGGGAAGTCATCTGTATCCCGGCCAAATGTGAGAGGGCAGACGATCCGCTAGGGCGTGAGGTTGGTGAATATATCTGGCCCGAATGGTTCCCGCCCGATCATTGGGCGACATTCGAGCGACTTCCTCGCACATGGTCGGCTCTTTATCAGCAGCGCCCAGCCCCAGAGACGGGCGACTATTTCAAGCGCGAGTGGATACACCCTGTTGACCACTTGCCGCCCCGCGAAACAATGCTGGTGTATGGCGGGTCAGACTACGCGGTAACGGCAGACGGCGGCGACTACACGGTTCATGGCGTTGTTGGCCTCGATCCTGAGGGCAATCCCTATTTGCTGGACCTGTGGCGCAGGCAAGCGGCGTCCGATGTTTGGGTGTCTGCCTTCTGTGACCTTGTGAAGAAATGGAAGCCCGTAGGGTGGGCAGAGGAAACCGGGCAGATCAAGTCAGGCGTTGGCCCGTTCCTGTTGCGCCAGATGATGGAAACCCAAGCCTATGTGGCTCGTGAGCAGTTTGCCACTCGTGGCGACAAGGCAGTTCGGGCGCAGTCTTTTCGGGGTCTAATCGCAACACGCGGGTTACGCATTCACAAGGATGCGCCGTTCCTTGCTGACCTGATCAGCGAAATGATGAGCTTCCCGGTTGGGGTGCATGACGACCAGGTTGATGCGTTGGGCCTGATTGGCCAGCTCATTGACCGGATGAGCAGCGGCAGCAAGCCGAAAGAAGAACGGCGTTCGCCCAAGCCCTTTGCCACGATCAGCGACGGCTATGCGATTGCCCCGGCTCTGCCCGGCCAGAAAAGGCGGATTTGATGCTCGATAGTCTCGAAACAGAATACGCCGACACCCTAGAGGTTGAGGGCGATACCAAATCGTCTGCGCGTGTTCTGTCGGCCATCAAGAAAGCCGAACGCGCCTTCAACTCATGGCAAGCGCTCTGCGACCGGATCGATGAGGTTTACAGCCGGGCGGACTATGTAGAGAGCGAGTGGCAAGACCCGGATTACGATCTGTTCTGGGCTTCCATGGAGATCATGAAGCCCGCAATCTATGCGCGGCCTCCTGTCCCTGTGGTGTCGCCTGAGTTCAAGAGCCGCAAGCCGCTGATGAACGTGACGGCGGAATTGCTGGAGCGGTCGGCTATCTCCGGCTTCCATCGTGGCGACATTGACGAAGCCATGATCTGCACTCGTGATGACCTGATTTTTTATAATCGCGGTCAGATGCGCGTGCTCTATGAGGCGGATGAAGCGGGAGGCGGTCAGCGCATCTGTGTTGAGAATCTGGACCGCAAGGACTTCTTGCACCCGCCGGCCCGCAAATGGTCCGAAGTGCCTTGGGTGGCTTTCCGCGCTTGGATGACCAAGACAGAGATGCGCAAGCGTTTCAGCAAGCGGTCGGGAAAAGCCTATCAGGACGCCACGTTGGCCACGGCCAAGCAGGTTGACAATGACGGCGCACCGGACAATTCGCGCAAGGCGGGTGTCTGGGAGGTTTGGCACAAGGCAGACAATAAGGTTTATTGGGTTGCCGAGGGTGTTCGCGTCATGCTGGACGAGGATGACCCGCACCTGAAATTGCGGGGGTTCTTCCCTTGCCCCAAGCCCGCATACGGGACAATTCGCCCACGCACTCTTGAGCCTGTCCCTGATTACACGCGGTATGCAGGGCACTTCAAGAAGATCAATCAGCTTACTCGGCGCATTTATGTGCTGCTCGATCAGGTCAAGCTCAAGGTTCTTCTGCCCGCCGGTGGCGAGATCGGGGACGCGGTAGAACAGGCGGTCAAAGAGACCGATGACACCATTTTCATCCCGGTTCCGGCTGCTGCGCTAATCGGGTCGGGCTCAACCAACCTGATGGTGCACTTGCCACTTGAGCAGGTTGCCACGGCCATTACGGGGCTGATTGAAGCGCGCCGTGAGTTGTTTGCCGACTATGACCGCCTGTCGGGTGTTTCGGACATTATGCGCGGGGAGACGGAGGCGCAGGAAACGCTCGGGGCGCAGCGCCTCAAAAGCCAGTACGGCAGTGTCCGGGTCAAGGACAAGACGACCGAACTACAGCGCATTGCGCGGGACATTACCGAGATCAGCGCCGAAATCATGGCCGAGAATTTCAGCAAGGACACTTTGCTGGAAATGAGCCAGATGGACATTCCCACTTCGGCAGAGATCAAGAAACAGATTGCCGAGATCGAGGATGAAGCAGAGGCCGAACTAAAGGCACTTGGCAAGAAGGCGCAGGAAATGCTTGCGGCTGCGCAACAGGACGGTGAGCAAGTTGATCCTGCCCAGGCCAAGCAGCAGATGGAACAGGCGCAGCAGCAGGTTCTTGCGAAATACGCGCCGATGCTCAAACAGGCCAGCGAGCAAGTTCCCATTGAGGAAGTCATGCGCTTGCTGCGTGATGACCGGGCGCGGGGCTTTGCATTCGAGATCGAGACAGACAGTACCGTTCTCACGGACGAAATGGCGGAAAAGGCCAGCCGTGCGGAATTGTTGGAAGCATTCGGCAATGCCATGCAGAGGCTTGTTCCGCTGTTTCAGATGGGTCCTCCTGGCGTCAAGCTGGCTGGCGAAATGCTCAAATTTGCGCTCCAACCCTATCGGGTTGGCCGGTCGCTCAATGCAGTGGTTGATGAACTGATCGATGCGGCTCCGGGTCTTGCCCAGCAGATGGGTGGAGACGGTGGCGAAGCTGAAAAGGCCATTGCTGAGGCCAATCAGAAGCTTGCTGAGGCCGAGATTATGAAGGCCAACGCGCAAACGCAGAAGGTCACGGCTGACGCTCAGGGCAAAATGCAGGAGCTGGAGCTTAGGGCGCAAGAAGCGGGCGTTAAAGCCCGGCAGGATGAACAGCGGTTCGCCCTGGAAATCGAGCAGACCAAAGGCACTTTGGCAGAGACGCAAGCCAAGATCGACAAGATCATGGCCGAAATCCAGAAGATGGGCGCGGATACCGAACTGGCCGCAAACAAGGAACATCGCGAGACGGTTAAGACCGTTTCCGACATTCAGGGCCAGCAGCAAGACCGCCAGATGGCCCAACGTTCGCAGGTCATGGGCGAACAGCAGCAGGCCCGAGACAATAAACGTGCCGACCGTGGCGAGGATCGTGCGGATAGGCAGCAGCAGTTCGCAGAAAGGCAACCGCCGAAATGAGCATCCCTGTTGTGATTGCAGAGAATGGGCTGGGAGCGCCCGTCATCGCTGTTGATGAGAATGCGCCCGCTGCCATCGTGGCAGAGAACGGCTTGGGCGTCCCTATCGTCCTTGTCGAAGCAAACGGCACCCCCCTCGTTATCGAGGGGCTTCCTGAACCCGAACCTGAGGTATAGATCAATGGCAAATAAACGACGCCTGGCCGAGCTGGGCACTCCTACCGAACTGGCCAAGGAACTTGCGGCGCAGATCGAAGCGCAGTCCGGTGAAGCTATCGCCAGTGTGGCAACGGTCGGCACTGCCGACGCGACCGACGAGGCCAGCGCCATTACGCTAGTCAACGCCGTCAAAGCTCGGCTCAATGCCCTGATCACGGCGCTCAAAGCCTAAAATGGCTTCCCCCGCCTTCAAGGCCAACTATAGCCTTATCGATTGGTCGGACTTGAAGCCCCGGCAGAAGACCTTTCGCAGCAGTCCACGCCGCTCTGATCTTGCTGCGCCTATGCTCATTCGCCCCTTCGCGCAGCCGGTGCAGTCCATGGCGGATGGGAAGTACTACGACACGCCCGGCGAACTGTCCCGCTCTCACCGGGCGGCGCACAACCCGCATGGGCAAGACTTTATCGAACTCGGCAACGAGCAGATGCAGTTTGTCGAGCACAAGTCAGACGAAAAGCAGCTTCGCGACGATGTTCGCGCAGCGATGCAGGACGTGAAAGAGGGCAGGTTGCCCGAAGTCCTGAACCTGGCGGATTAGCGCCACAACTCCTCTCAGACAGGAATATCCATCATGACCGACGACGCTGTTGCCCAGCCGGGCACGGTGGCGCTTGAGCCACCTTCTACCGTTCTCAACCCCCAGACAGTCCCAAACGCTCCCGGAAACGGCACCCCAAGCCTCTCGGAAGGCAAGGAAAGCAATTCCCCCGCCGATGTGATGGAGGCCGAACTGGCCCGCCTCAAGGGTGAGGATGCTGAAAAGGGCGATGGTGAGAAAAAGCCGGAACCAAAGGACGAGAAGGCCGACAAGGCCAAGGACGCCGATAAGGCGAAGGTTGAGGACAAGGCCAAGGCGGAAGAAAAGCCCGAAAAGGCTCGCGGCAATGATGGCAAGTTTGCCAAGGGGGACGGCGACAAGCCAGACGCCAAGGCAGTTGAGGGCGAGGCTGCAAAGCCCGCAACCGAGCGGGCAGGGCAGGATGATACCCGCCAGTCTGAGGGGCGCAAGCACACTGAACCGCCCGCTCGGTTTCTGCCCGAAGCGCGGACCAAATGGGCGAATGTCCCTAATGAGGTAAAGACCGAGGTTCATCGCGTCACTGCCGAATACGACGCTGAGCTTGAGCGCGTCCGTCCTGCCGCAGAGGCATACGAGAGCGTCAAAGAATACGATGAAATGGCAAAGAGCGCAGGCACCACCATGAAGGATGCCATGCGGAACTATGTCGAGATTGATAAGCTACTGCTGAGCAACCCGGCGCAGGGCTTTGCGCGCATCATGCAGTCCATTGGCATTACGCCTCAGCAGCTCGTGCAGGAAATCACCAAGAACCCGCAGGCATTCCAGCTTGCGCCACAGCAACCCTCTCCCCAGCCACAGCAGCAGGTTTCCCCGGAAGTCCAGCGCTTGCAGCAGGAGAACCAAGAGCTTCGGCATGACGCCATTGTGAGGGCAGCACAGCCCATCATAGATGCGTTTGCCGCTGACCACGCCGATTTCTCCGAAAAGTGGCCGACTATGCAGGCCATCATTCGGTCGGGCGTGATTACCGAACTTTACGGCACCGGCTTGACCCCGGCGCAGCGTCTTGCAGAGGCATATCGGATGGCTGGTGGCAATGCCCCTTCACAATCCGCGCCGCAAGCCCTGCCCGATCACTCCGACGCCTCCGCCGCACGTCCTGCAAAGCCTGACGCTGGCACCAAGTCCGTTCGGGGTGCCCCCAATGATGGGGATGATACTCCCACGGACGAAGAACCCACAGAACTGCGCGAAATGCTTCGGAAAGAACTCCGCAAGATCGCGTAACCCTTGAAAGGAAGCGACAATGGTTGATCCTATTGTTTCGGATCGTCATTACCGCCAGCTCCTGACGGCGGCTGTTGCCAAGCGGCAGCGGGAAATTCAGGATATCGTCTATAATGCAACGCCTCTGACCCGCATTCTGCGCGATCAGGGTCGCATTCAGGTGAAGCGGGCCGGTGGCCCAGAGCTTCGCGTCCCGGTCGAGTTCGATAAGCTCCAGGCTCAGTGGTTCACTGGCTACGATAAGATCGAGATCACCCCGAAAGAACTGCTGAACTCGGCAGTGTTCAATTGGGCGCGTGTCGTGGCCATGTTCTCGCTGAACGGCACCGAACTGCTCTATACGCGCGGCGAAGAAGAAGTCATTGACCTGATGAGCTTCTATGTCCGTGCGGCGGAAAAGTCGGTCAAGGAGGAGTTTGAGACTTCTCTGGTCGGTGATGGCACCGGGGCTGGTGGTCGGCAGATGGTCGGCTTTGGTGGGGCGATCCCGATTGTTGCCAACACCGGCATTTACGGCGGCATTGATCGCGGTGACGTAGCTAATTGGCGCACGTCCAGCTTCAACGCCACAACTGACTTCTCGGACATCGGCTCCGCATGGGATGCGACGACCGCACGCCCGATCATTGAGCGCATTGCCCTCAATCGTTCGCGCAACGGTCAGTATCCCGATTTGTGGATTTTCGACGCTAACTCCTACCAGGCGGTCTCGGCCTCGTTCGTTGCGCATCAGCGCCTCGCAACTGAGCGCTCTGCACGTCTGGGCTATCAGGGCCTTGCCTATCACACCCCCGCTGGTCTGGTTGACCTCGTGGCTGCTGGTGGCGTTGGCAATGTTATGCCCGCAGACACCGCCTTCGGCATCGATACCTCGGCACTCTCCATCTACGAGTTCCCCGGTCAGAGCTTTGTTCCGTTCCACCCTGGCGACGGGCTGCGCCCGATCAACCAGGACGCAGTGGCACAGGGCATCGTGTGGTCCGGTCAGCTTGTGCTGGAGAACCCGCTGTTCACCGTCCGTCTCGAAACCACGGCATAAGGAAAGGACTAGAAAATGGTCATTCGCACCAATCCCAGCCTTGGCCCCAACATCGAACAGGTTATTCCGGCTGCTGCCGGTGGTTCCTGGTACGATGGGGAAATCCACACCTACGCCAGCACCCAGCCGAACCTGGCAAGCCCCCAGCTTGGGGATACTTGCTTTGGCGACGATGGCCGTCTGCGCATGTGGGTTCAGGCATCCGGCACGATTGCCGATGCTGCGGCTCCTGGCACCCAGATCGCCATCACCGTTACCGGCGAGGACAATGTGACCGCCGCAACCGGTTCTGGCGGCTGGTACGCCCCTCCGACCACTGTGTACGGCACTGATCTGCTGGCCGGTGATCGCTTCTGGGCCACCAAGGGCACCGCGCCCTAATCGGGCACACATGAACGCAAGAGGGCGGCGCTTCGGTGTCGCCCTTTTTCATGCCTCAGACACAGGAAATTCAAATGGCTCAGTCCGTACCCATTGATACCCGCGAAATCACCATCACACCCGTATTTAAGCACATCACCGTTGAGGATGTGCCTGCTTCGGAGCGTGAAGGCCACGCGGTCATGAAAACCATTGAGGCGGTTGAAGTCCGCTTTGCTGGTTCCAAGCTCTACTCCCCGGTTTTCCCCGTCAACGCCATGTGGAAGCGCGAGGGGAATAAGGTCATCACCTATATGGAACGGTGGCCGGATCAGTATCTCGCCTTCATCAATGGCAATGAGCAGACGGCAGCGGGGACGCCGCTCGAAATGCTCAAGAGCTATGGCATTACCCCGGCCCAGCTTTCGCTTTGCCGCGTGATGAAAATCTACAGCATTGAAGCGCTGCATCACCTTGAAGGTCCGAACCTCAAGAACCTCCAGATGCATGCCAACAGCCTCAAGCAGATGGCCGCTGACTACATGGCCGACCGTGGCAAGGGCAGCGCCAGCATGGATGAGATTTCCGCGCTCAAGGCTGAGATCGCAGCTCTCAAGGCGGCTGTTCCGACCGCAGAGGCTACCCCGCAGGAAGTAGAAACGGCGGTTGCTGCTGCCGACGCCGAGGCGGGCGCTGCCAATGATCGTTTCGATGACATGGCCGACGCGGACCTGAAA